ATTTTTCAAAAAATACAAATTTCGTAGTAACATTAGTGTTGGGTTCCACAATAATATCAAAAATATCTGGATTATCTACCACTCCATCATCATCATCGTCATAGAATCCCACTTTGACTTTTCTATTGTCTTGATATCCGTCTGCTTCTTCCACTGTGTCCACAATCTGCCAATCGATCGGGAATCCTATGCCTAATCCTGTGCTGGGCACGGTGTTAGATTTTAATATTTTTACCACATCTTTAACTGTTTTTCCTGTGATATAATCATACACTCTGTCGGTTTTATCAAAATAAAATTTGTTATCTTGCTCACTCTCAAAGATATAATTTAATCCTCTGTAGGTCACTGTGTATATGCTGCCATCTGTGGTAAATTTAAACCACCAGCTGGTATCTAGATTGTTTTGTGACGTGTCACCGGTATAGTCTAGAGCAAAATCGTCATCGCTGCTCAAGTTCACTCCTGTGATCACTCGCCATAACGAGTTTTCTTCATCAAATCTCAATCCAAACTCTTCATAGGCTTCTATTCTATCTATGATATCTGTTTTTAATTCTGTGTCAAATATTGTCGTGAATGGAGGAAACACAGCGCTGGCCACTGCGTTGTTTGGAATGACATCATTCAATGTGACTGGTCCTTGACCATTCTCTAGATTGCCTTCTCCCTGATTGGCGCCATCTAATACCACTCCTGCTATTTTTGCCCAAGCTCTGTCTTCTGCTAAATCTGTACCTAGAGTAACTAATTTTCCATTTAAAAATTCTCGAGTGTCTGGAGATGTGAATTTAACTAGGGCTCCTACTTTAGCATATTTTAAGTTGCTTGTGGAATAATCACCCAAAGTCAGTGGTCCGGCTGCATTGAAATATCCTGTATTGGTGTTGGTTCCTATGGTAGTGCTGACCCAGCTGGCTGACAGGGCGCTTAAATCCTTGGTTCCATATTTTAAATAAAAAAATTGTCTTGAGTATGCTTCTTTTAATTTTCCTTCGACTAATCTATTGATAATATCTAATATTTCATTTCTGTTTGTGAATGTAAAAATAAATTGTGGTTTGGTTTCTTCTCTGTATAATATTCCGTCATCTGCAAACACAGAAACATTGCTGTAAGCACCAGTTGGATCGATGATCTCTCTTGATCTGCTGACTCCGCTCGCTGTTCTATTGCTTGCTTTGAGTTTGATGATTTCTTGAGATGCTGCCAGTGGTACCACATTATAATCTTCTGCAGTGATCATTCTGTTCTGAGCATAGTACACCTGAGATGCCTTGGCCTTGATGCTGTCGTTTGATTCTGATGCTGCTGAATTATAAACTGACTGTTGTAGAGCGCAGGTCACCGTGAGTTGTTGTTCTCCACCTGCCTTGTCCAGATAAGGCACTACAAAACTTATACCTTGCATGTCTGCTGATTGTATAGAATATTTGGCATTGTCGCTGGTCCTGTAGTACAATCTAAAAGTTCCCAAAGGAATGTTAGAAAAATTTCCGTCCCCAAACACTAGATCAACGGTATCGTTGTTTTTAGTTGCAACATTATAAATTTCTCTCACATCAGATGCCAAACTATTGTATATCACGTTGCTGCCAGATAGGTCTGGTACCTTAGTCCATAATTTTTCTATTTGACCGAAATCGTCTAATTTGTATAACCAAAGGTCGGTGTTGTTAATATTATTGATCGTGATAGGTTGCACATAATTTGTAGTTGGTTGACTGATTGAAAATTCTGTGCTGCCTAGAGACCCTTGTTTAAACAGAACAAAAAATCCTGTGTTGGGACTGGTATCACCTGCTCCGTCTATTCTGTACATGTATGTAAAACCTGTTCCAGGAATAGGATCTTGCTCGTATATAGATTCTGAACTGGAAATAGTGGACGGAATTATTTCAAACTGTCTAGTGATTCCACTAACTGATCTATTAAAGACAAACACTGGAACATCAGTGTTGTTAGAATTTAATGTATAAACTTCTGTGGGTGTACCTCCAATTGAATCACTTTCTTTTGGTTTACCAAATTTCTGTCCATCCACATTAGCAGCATTCAATACTGTGATAAATTGCTCTCTATAGTTTGTGTTGGAAGGATCATTCCAAACGATTGTGGAATTTATTAAACTATTGCCACTGCTGTCTCTGACATCTTCAGAGGTAGATATTGCAGTTATTTTTAAAAGTCCGGTAGCTGATAAATTTCTTTTAGGATTGTAATTGATCAATCTTGCCAATCTCAAAATACTGTTTCTTCTCTCTGCTGTTTCTAAAAAATTCTCTCTTGCATTTAGATCCACTCGAAAACTTAAACTCTGAGCAATATAAGCGATGAGATCTATCAGCGCTACATATTCTGAACTCTCAACAAAATCATTAAAATCATCTGGATAATTTTCTCTGAGATAGGCCACCATGGTTCTTCGTAGTGTTTCAAAGTCGTAAGATTTGAAATCTGCCTGTTGGAAAGCAGTGTAAATTTTGCGCCAATCTTCGGCTACAAGCAAGCGATTTTGTCTGTCAGTGATGGCCATAGTTTAAACTATGGATATTTATTGATTTTATTATATGCGTAGATTAAGAAAGGCGCAAAGCAGCGTTTTCGTCGAAACTAAAGGTGAGTTTTTCAGTTATGTTGTAGGGTATGTAGGTAATAGTGGCCTGTACCGATATTCCGTGCTCTGATTCACTTACCAATATTTCTCTAGTGCTCAATCTAGGATCAGCATTGAGATTTTGTGCAATATCGTCTGCTACTGCTTGTTTAGTTGCTTCTGTCAATGGTTCAAACAGCACATCATAGATAATAGTACCGAAATCAGGGTTTTCTACTCGTTCTCCTTTTCTTACACTTAATCGATTGATAAGATCCTGTTTGATCAATTCAAAATCATACAATTTATAATTGCTTTTATCAGCTCGTGAGCTAAACCCTCTAAAGGTCTGCTGTCCGCCAGCTATAAAATTACTGTTGTCTTTTTCACTCATTTTTAAAATCCAAATATTTTACCTATACTTCTGCCCACTGAGGCTATCGTGGAAGTTACCTGATTGCCTATCATGCCCACCACGCTCCTGATCTGGGTCACCGATGTTATGTTGGTACCCATCACAGATTTATAAATGTCGTTCACGACATTCACTTGACCTGCTATGTTATTTACTTTGCCCAAGGCACTGGTCACCGGAGCAAGCGCCCGGTTAGCAATTCCACCGATGGCATTGTTAGCTAATCCTTGTAGTCCCTGCAATCCTTGGGTGGTCAATCCTTGCAATCCTTGGCCACCTAGATTTTGTAAATTGCCCAATCCACTTTGAACTCCACCGAGTATGTTTCCTGCAGTATTGAACACGCCCTTGGCCTGAGAAAGATCATTCAACACCGATGACACAGTGCCTGACACTGCCTGTCCTAGGTTGCCTGCAGTGAACAGTACACCACCCTGGTTGACAAATATTTGATCTTTCAACAAGTTCGCGGCGCCTCCCGTGACAGATGTGATTGTCTGCTGTATCGTGGAACTGACTCCCTCCGATAACACAGATATGTTGAACGGACCTTGCAAAGTCGCAGGGAATCTCTCTAGATAAGTTTTGGCATAATCTTCCGCGGCCCTTGATAGGGCTTTCACGTCAGTCACAGGAAGATCTAATTTTTTCATATGCACTGCCAAATCTGCTCCAAACTGTCCGATCCTGCAGGTTGCGTTATCACTGTCTCGATTCAATTGTGCTAGGAATCCCACCGTGCCTGGCACGTTGCAGTCTTTGTCATCTTCGGTGCCTGCAAAAGTCACAATGTCATCCCAGTGTCCGGGATATGGTTCGTGTGTTGGAACTCTCTGTCCAGACATGGACACGTTGCCTGTAGGAGTCCACTTCAATGGCGCATTGAATGCTTTCTGCGTCACATCCACTTCTGGTTTGTCTTCTCTCAACGTTCCCGTACCGCTGAGATCCCAGAAACCCGTCCTCTCATACGTGGTTATCATGTTTGGATTAGTAAAGGTGCTATTGAAATGTACCTGTTCACCAGTTAAATGATGCTGACCGGTTGCCATATGCAGTTGAGCCATGCCAGCATAGGATATGATTGAACCACCTATCGCTTTGTTAGTGAACGATCCCCCTGACTGTATCTGTGTGTCGGTATCAGAATAGGTCTGTATCAACCCGCCATCCAATACCAATTTCTGTATGGCGCTCATTTTTATCTGTCCCTTGGCAAACATGTTGATATTGTTGTCGCTGTGCAGATCTATGTCACCCACGGCTCGCAATGCTATGGTGTGTCCTGAATAGATATCAATGGCTCCGCAGGCACTGAATTCCATCCAAACATTGCCTGATCCATTGGCAAGATACACAACACCTTTGGTATCATGCATCAATAATTGATGACCACTGCTGGTTCTCAATCTAATCAACTCATTGTTGCCTGCAGCATCACCATCATCCATTACGAATGTATGACCTGCTTCTCTCACCACAGGTCTTTCAGGATTAGCGTCTGTGGGTCCTAATTTAAATTTCTTTTTGCTTTTTTTATCTACTCTTCCGGGAGTGCTGATTCCAAATACTGCACTGGGACTCTCTCTTCTAGCAGAACTGGTTGTGGTACCACGCACTGTGTCTTTTATTAATCCCTGTCTTTTCAATGTGTTAGCGAAAGGATGTATGGGTTTTTTTAGTTTGTCAAGTCCCCCCACGTTGCTGGCCGCAGTCCATGTGGTTCTATTGACCTCAGAGACTGGAACTTCTTTGGTACCATAATTAGTTTCTACTGTTTCACCAGAATCGTCAGACAATCCCTCTGCACCTAGTGCAGTGTGAGGGCTGGCGGCAATGCCTGGTATCATGTGATTGGTGTAAGGCTCCTGCACGCAACCAATCCAATAACCATTTCCCGGACCTACCTTGCCTTCCACGAATATAACCAATACCCTAGTGTCTATGTCCGGTGGTACCATCCACATTCCGTAGCTGTGCGGGCTGTCATCAAAATCATAGGGACTGGTTTTAGTGGTGGCATCGGGACTCTTGGCACCATAAAAAGGCATGAGATATTTCACGTCATACAGCATGTCAGACGGCACTTGATCAGTATTGGCAAAGCTAGGGATGACCACTTTCAATCCCCCCATTCTGGTTGGATCAACATTGTCCTTGACAATGCCTATGTAAGGGCCCGGATCAAGCTCTGTGTATTGAGTGGTCCTAAACTGTTTATTGGGTGTTGATGCGTCTCCGTACGTGGTCATATGTTTTTAATTAGTAAATCCCTCTGTGTCTGAAATATTAGGCAATACAGTAGTGTCTTTCGCTTTTGCATTTGCTTTTTCATATTGTTTACTCAGCTCTTGCAACGTGCTAACCGACGTCATTTGTTTTCCTTGGTTGTTGAATCTTACCAAATCCAATACTTGTGTGAATTTTCCACTGTCAAAAATGCTTTCTACCTGTGCTACTTTATATAATCCGCTAAAAACAATGTTCTCTAAATTTTTAAAATTCATCACGCTCTTTTTTTCATCTATGTCTGTGGGGAATCTAAAATCCAATGTAACAAACGGCTCTGCTTGATCATAGTTAAAACAGCCTAACTCTTCGTCCCAGGCCTTGCCATCAAATGTGGATGTGACCGTGGTGGATTTGCTTGTGCTGCCTTTAGATTCGTTGGGCAGTGCAAAATCCTGTCCTATGAAAGCAGGGTCTCCCAGTATGGTCATTTGTACATTGACCATATCTCCCATGGGCGCTGTTAGATATTCATAAAATTCATCTACCTGAGTTGTGCTTGGGCCTTTACCCGAGGAAGGATCAGCTGATTTGGTGTAGGAAGGATATCTGCGCAGCGGCAACAAGGGTTCGGGTTGACTTTGCACTAGAGATCCAAATTTTTGATAAAGATCCTGCCAGGAAAGATCTTTAATATCTCCTGTTTTTGAACCATCGGCTCCTGTGCCATCGACTAGTGCTGCTTGAAAATAACCGAATTTGTAATTGATCTTTAGATCCAATATGTCATGGTTGTCTCCGGTGTATATGTAATTGTATCTTTTTTTCACAGTCTTTCCCCATAATGGCGAAGCGCTCAATCCTGGCAATGTGAAATTCATCACATGTACCGCATATGGTATCACTGTAAAGGTAATTGTTTTTGGATGCATGCCTGTTCTTCTGTCAAATTCTGCAGTATTTGTTTCCACGTTGGTCACAACCTTGAACCACGGCACGTAGGGTTCTTTTGTTTGTGTTTCTGTTTGAGCTTCTGTCTGCTTGTATTTGGCTTCTTGCTGTTCTCCTATTTCTATCCAATATTTTTTAACTATATCAGTTATGTTTCTAAAACTATCGGCTCTTTGCACACAGTCAGAAATCACCTTGGCTATACTTTCGTTGGGCCTCACGCTGACTGGAAATTTGGTCCCCGTCAGATTTGAAAGATTAAAGTTCCAGGCTTTGCTGTTGGTCACTGGAATATTGTTCTCTATTTTTATTGCGTAGATGTCTTTTTTGTCTCTCAATTTTTTTTCTATCTCCACGTCCTGCATTTTATTGAGAACTGCTGACAATTTATCCATGGCTTCAACTAGAGTGCCTCCTCTTTCGACATTGCCAAAAATATTACCCGATCCTCTGATGTACAGATACCTATCCGTCATGGCAAATTCCGTCCACGGCACAGCAGTTATTGTGTAAACTGTGCCCCCTGCATTGATCTCCATCTCTGCATTGGTGATTTTAATTGGTAAAACTCTCTTGGTTATAAGTTTTAATGGATTGCCTATGTTGTCATATCCTCTAAATTCCAATGTCAAGAGATAGGGTGCATCCACGTGATCTAAAAATTTGTTATTGAAGGCAGCAGCTTTCATCTTTTCAAAAAGTGTAACGCCATATGGTTCGTGCATGATCATTTCTATCTTAGTGAAATTCATCATCTTCCTCTGTTCGTTGGGGCGATGCACTGCATTTATTAACACTTTTTCAAAAAATATATCATGTCCCCTTCTTAATATTTCGTCTGACTTTTCTCTCGACTTAATATATCCATCCTTGTGTTTAAAATCAGAATAAACTGTGCCGTTGTCTTCGTTGTCCACTGTTGCCTTGGCTGAATTCACTGACCCTTCTCTGTTGAATTCTGAAAATCTTCCTTCCGGACCTATACCAGAACTCTTGGCAATAACATCGTGTGGTGATTCTTTTTTTATTTTTTCAGGCTTTCTAAGATCATCCTGTGATAATGCCGACAACGTCCATACATAGTTGTAGGAAGCATACTGATGCAGTCTGTTTGATTCTGCTGTGTCTTCTTTTTGAGAATTTTTATTGATAGTCTTGCCTGTATATGCCAAATCATTGTACAAGGCATTTAAGTCTATTGTTGCCATTTTTATATGCCTAGATCACTTTTTAGATTGCTCAATTTGGGCAACTGAATAGTTTTTCCTGGAGAAAAATCATAGATCGGGTCTTCGATTGCGTCTGGATTTCTCTGAGCAAACACCCACCATAATCTTGGCGTACCATATAAGTCAAATGCCAATAGGTCTGGTCTATAAGCATATGTTCTTGTGATGATGTAGGTGACATCATCTTGCTCTGCTGTGATTGTGCGAGGCAATAAAAAATCCAAACTAATATTGTTTTGTGGTGTATTAAAATATGGAGACGTGTTACTGTATTTGGCCATTAGATATATCCTATTCCGTTTTTATCATTTAATTCGCCATTGATAAATTTTCGCATGCTAAAATTTTTAACCGATTCTCTAGAGTAGATCGGTTGTAGTTGTAATGTGACTTGGCTCATTGTGGGAGCCCATGAAGTATTTTTGTCTGTCAACAATAATTCTGGTCCAATAAATGATTGTTGTTTGTTTTGATTACCTTGCACTGTGCAGATGTAGTCAACATCGGCTCTTAGATCAATCGAAAAGTTTGTCACTATCACTGGCACTTTATTAAACACATATGCTCCGTATCCCGAAAGGCTCAATATGGGAGGAGGATTTCCTTTGAGTCCGTCATCTTCTCCTCCAAAAAACATCTTGGTCACCGACCTAAAGAAATGCAACATGGCAATCCAATAGCGTGCATCTTCTTGATTCTGTACAGGAAACTCTCCCACCACTGTGAAGCTGGGCACTTCGCTGTGTGAGTAGGCATAGAATGGATAGTTGCTGTGCGTGAGATTCAATGCATTGTAGGATGCCGAATGATTTATTATGATGGAAGGGGTTATGGGAAATGTTACTCCACCGGTGCTGGCTAGCGGAGCCAGTACATTATTTCTCAAAACTCCACCGTCGTCGTCCCTGCCCGATTCAAAGAATATTGATTGCAATTGGCTGTCTGTTGGCAAAATCACTTTCACTCTAAAATCTTGTTTTCCGCTACGCACGGTCCACTGCGCTGATCCTCGCAGTTTCATGTTGGCTTCTGCACCCTTGTTTAAACCATTGCCAAACAGCCTGCCCAGTGTGCGATTAAAGATATTACCGCCCACGTTGGACAGCACTTTGCCTATGCCGCCTGTACTGGAATTTTGTTCTTCAATATTAGGTTGTAAATCCATAAAAAAACTATTATAATAGTAACTGTATTTATAGGCATCATTTTAGGCGCACTTTATAGCTCAAAAACACCCAAAAGAGTTCAAAAATTAAAGGATTTAAAAAATGAAAAAAGTGAATTATCTAAACAATCGTGACTTGCTGTCCGAAATACACAAGAGCAAGAATACCTATTCTTCCTATGTGAATGCCGAGGACAGTCAATATGACATGATTGTCAATGACATTAAAAAAATTAACGGTGCTAATATTGCCCGAGCAAGAAAAATACAGGCCAAAAGACTCACTGCAGAAGCATGGGATCAAGCTAAAAAAACAGGCAATAAACGAATTAAGATGAGTGATTATGAAGTGTCTCCAAGAAAAATTAAAAAGACAGATCTAGTATTTCGAGTGATGACATTTGATCACATCACCACAGACAGTGAGAGAAAAAAGAATCCCAAGACTCGAGCGGATCATCACACCAAGGTTAATTTTCCCCCTTTCCAACACTATAGAATAAACGACAAAGGGCAACTGGTCTGTGTGGGCAAGAGTCATTGGGTGGGTGGTATGAGCAATGGACACTTCTCTAATGACCACGGCAAAATAACTCCCACGTTGGCCCACATGTTTTTAAAACTGGCAGAGAGATACAGCCAAAGGAGCAACTGGAGAGGTTATACCTATGTGGATGAGATGCGTTCTCAAGCACTGGTACAATTGAGTCAAATTGGTCTGCAGTTTGATGAATCTAAATCTGAAAATCCCTTTGCTTATTACACAGCAGCTATCACAAACTCATTCACAAGAATTCTAAACATTGAAAAGAAAAATCAAAATATTCGTGATGATATATTAGAAATGAATGAGATGATGCCAAGCTATACTCGA